GTTATGGATTCATTAATTAACCCCGAAACTGGCGAGCCGATAGTAAAGAATGTAAGACGACAAGTCATCGATAAGATGTATGACTGGGGTCTATACGTATACAAGAAGTCTGATGGCAAATGGTTTACAGACGGCACGGGCTCTGTTCTAAACATACCAGCAATGAAAAATGACATAGGCAGAATCTCCGAGTTAAAGAAAGCAGCAATGCACTATGGAGATGACGGACAAGGAACAGCAGTATTTGTTCCAGGTCTGACAAGAGTTTCAGAAGAAGAATATTCAGAACAAGTTGATCGCTTTAAGTCTGGACTTATTCCATCAATGAATGACCTTGGCGCAGTACAGGCAGCAAAAGACACAATCGCTCTTTATGGAGATGAGGAATAATGGATAACGACGATATTTTAGTTGGTGCAAGAATTGACCAAATTCAAGATGAAAGAAATGCTTTTGTAACAAGCGATCCATTCAATAAATCATGGGATGATCTTAAAAATTTGTCGGGACTATCAAATAACTTTAAACGTAGAGCAGCCAGACTATCTAAGATGGAAGTAACAGATCAATACCTAGAAGACTCAGGATCTGGAAAAGTTGGTGTTGGTGGTGCTAAATCAAAAGAAATTAATCCAGGCTCAGTATTTAGAAATGCCTATGGTCTATTTGACGTAATTACTCCACCATGGAACGTTTATGAGTTAGCAAATTATTATGATACTTCGTTTGCAAACCATGCAGCAATTGATGCTAAAGTTGAAAATATTGTAGGGCTAGGTTATGACTTTAAGGTTTCTCCAAGAACAATGCTGAAGTTAGAATCATCAACAGACACTGGAGCAACAGACCGTGCAAGAAAAAGAATTGAAAGAGCAAAGATTGAAATGAGAGATTGGTTAGAATCTCTTAATGATGACGATTCGCTTACTGGCACAATGGAAAAAGTGTATACAGATGTTCAAGCAATCGGTAATGGTTATTTAGAAATTGGAAGAACCACACGTGGGGAGATTGGATATGTAGGGCATATTCCAGCAACCACAATTAGAGTAAGACGATTAAAAGATGGATACATTCAGATTATTGGAAACAAAACAGTTTACTTTAAAAATTTTGGGGCAACAAATCAAAACATGGTTACTGATGATCCAAGACCAAATGAGATCATACACTTTAAGCAATATTCACCACTAAATACATTCTATGGCGTACCAGATGTAATGTCTGCAATATCTTCACTTATTGGTGATCAACTGGCCTCACAATACAATATTGACTATTTTTCAAATAAGGCTGTACCTAGATATGTTGTTACATTGAAAGGTGCAAAGTTATCTGCAGATGCAGAAGATAAGATGTTTAGATTTTTACAGACAGGCCTTAAAGGACAGTCTCACAGAACTCTTTATATCCCACTTCCTCCAGACTCAGATACAAATAAAGTTGAATTTAAGATGGAGCCAATTGAGGCAGGAATTCAAGAAGGCTCATTTAAAGAATATCGTAAACAAAATCGTGACGACATTCTAGTAGCACATCAGGTTCCACTTTCGAAACTTGGAGGATCCGATTCTTCTGCGATTGCTGCAGCACTTGCTCAGGATAGAACATTTAAGGAGCAGGTTGCAAGACCAGCACAAGCACAACTTGAAAAAATGATCAATAAAGTTATTAAAGAAAAGACAGATATTCTTGAGTTTAAGTTTAACGAGTTGACACTTACTGATGAAATTACTCAGTCTCAAATACTTGAGAGGTACGTAAAGAATCAGGTTATGACACCAAATGAAGCACGTATTGCTTTAGGTATGCCAGTAAGAGAAGGTGGCGATGAGCCACTAGACCTAAAGCCTCAACAAGCAGCAGATGCCACAGCCAACAGGGCTAGAGACGGTGAGAGAGTAAATAATAACTCTGACAGTCCTACAACAGTTGCTGGCCGTAACCCTAAAGGACAAGGAAGAAAGTTTGATGATTTACTTGAACTATCCGAATTGTCCGAATAATGAGATATGAATAAAAAGGGGTTTATAATATAATGGTGAACAGTCTATCTAAAGCCCATTGGAATTCGGATGGGGAAAATTTGCGTCTCTCGATGCCATTCTCAAAAGTTGATGAGAATAGAAGGACTGTATCTGGATTTGCATCACTTGACAATATTGACAAGCAAGATGATATTGTAACTGCCGAAGCATCAATGGAAGCATTTGCCAAGTTTCGTGGGAACATTAGAGAAATGCATCAACCATTAGCAGTAGGCAAAATGGTTTCATTTAAAGCAGACAAATATTTTGATCCAGAAACAAAGAAATTTTATAATGGAGTTTATGTATCTGCATATGTTTCAAAAGGTGCACAAGATACTTGGGAAAAGGTTCTTGATGGAACACTTCAAGGTTTTTCTATCGGTGGAAAAATGAATAAATGGGATGATGGTTATGACGAGAAGTCAGATAAAGCAATTAGAATTATTAAGCAGTACGATTTGGTAGAGTTGAGTCTTGTTGATTCACCAGCAAATCAATTTGCAAACATTATGTCTGTAGAAAAAGTTGATGGAATAAATGTTATTAAAGCAGACGAAACAGTATTAGAAAATGTTTTTTATGATAAAGAATCTGGCATTGTTATGGTTTCTGAAAATGAAAATGAATTAAGCCCAACAACAGGAAGCCAAATGGAAAACATAGGATTCGTTGAAAAAACGGATAACGAAAAGGTAACAATGATAAAATTCTTAGTTGATAGTGCTAAAGGCATTAATACTTCTAAGATTAACAAGGAGGAAAACCTTATGGCAAAAGTAACAAAACCAGTATCAGAAATTATTGAAAAATCTGATGCAGAGATTGAAACACTTAAGGTCGCTCCAGTAGCAGAAGATGAAGTTACAAAGGCTTCAACATGTCCAGATTGCGGAAAGTCTATGGACGCATGCAAATGCGATTCAAAGGCTGATGCAGCAACATGTCCAGATTGCGGAAAGGCTATGGACGCATGCGAATGTGCTTCAAAGTCAGATGCAGAAACAGAAAAGGCTGCAAAGCCAAAGGCTGGCGAAGAGTCTGCTGCTCATGAAGGAACTGAATCAACAGATGTTGAAGCAGAAGAAGACAAGAAGAAGCCTATGGCTCCTAAGTCAGATGTTGTAGAAACAAATGATGGTCTTGAAAAAGCCTTTAGCGATCTAGTAGAAATGGTCAAGTCATTGCAATCAGAAGTAGAACTTTTAAAGTCTACTAAGGTTGACATTGAAGTGGCACAAAGTTCATTTGAAGCAGTTGCAAAAGATCTTGCATCAGCGACAAATGTATTTAATGAATTTGGAAAGCGTGTAGAACTTGTAGAGCAAGATACTGCCTTCCGAAAGTCTGGCGATCTCGGAGAGATTGTACAGGATCAGCCTGAGATGGTTGAAAAATCCCTATGGGGCGGTAGTTTCCTCAAAACAGCCGATCTATTAAATTAGAAAAATCACAGGAGGTGACAATATGTCGGAACAAAATATAGAAAAAAACCAGCCAGGTGCTGCAGGTGGAGAACACATTGGTGGAAATATTCCAGGACTCTATCAGGGTCAAGGAGCATTTGCATCAGGTAATGCAACTCATCCATACACACCAGGTAACTATACAACTGGTGGAGTTCTAGGGAATATCCCAGAATCTACACTTGGTTCAGTAAGTGGTCCAAACGCAGTAAATCCTTCAGGTGAGGCTGGATCAGGTATCCTACGCCCAGAGCAAGCACGTCGTTTTATTGACTACGTGTGGGATGCTACCATTCTCGCCCAAGATGGCCGTCGCGTTACAATGAGAGCCAACACAATGGAACTCGAAAAGGTAAACGTCGGAGAGCGTGTAATCCGTTCTGCTACACAAGCACTCGGAGAGTACACAAACGCAGGAGCAACTTTCTCAAAGGTTGAATTGACTACAAAGAAGATTCGTCTTGACTGGGAAGTAACTGCAGAAGCACTAGAAGATAACATCGAAGGTGCAGCACTTGAAGATCACATCGTTCGTCTTATGACAAACGCATTTGGTAATGACATCGAAGACCTTGCTATTAATGGTACAGGTTCAGGAGATGCATTTACATCTATCATGAACGGTTTCGTAAACCGTGTAAAGACAGGCGGAGACGCACACGAGTCAGTTGTAACAGTTACAAATGGCGGATGGACTCCAGAAGTTATGCAGAACATCATCTTGGCAATGCCACGTAAGTACCGTGCACTTAAGAACAATCTTAAGT